TTACGAAACCGGCACCAAGAAGGCGTCCGACGCAAAAGCAAAACCGAAGGCGTCCAAGGCAAAGACCTTGCGCGCTGGATCTCGCGGCTCGCAAGCCAAACCGAAATCGGCACGCGCCCAAGCGCAACAGCAGTTGCAGAGAACTGGCCGTCTCAAAGATGCGGCGGCCGCAATCAAAACTCTCTTGTGAGGACACTTAAATGGCTATCGTAACCAACACCTTCACGTCGTTCTCGGCGAAAGGCATCCGCGAAGAACTGGCGAATGTCATCAACAACATCTCGCCCGAAGAGGTGCCGCTGCAGTCGAACATCGGCTCGAAAAACGTCAGCAACACCTACTTTGAATGGCAGACCGACGATCTGGCAGCCGTCAGCACCACCGCCGTCATCGACGGTGACGACGTTGCGTCGTTCGACGCCACCGCGGCAACCACTCGCGTCGGCAACTATGTGCAGATCCTGCGTCGCACCATGGTCATCGCTGACAACTTGGCCGCTCAAGATCTGGCTGGCCGCAACGACGAGGTTGCCTACCAGATCGCAAAGCGCGGCCGTGAGCTGAAGCGCGACTTGGAAGCAACTCTGTGCCTGAACAACGCCAAAGTTGCCGGCAACAGCTCGACCGCCCGTGAGACCGCAGGTCTGGGCGCGTGGATCGCGACCAACGACAACTTCAACGCCAGCGACGGCGCATCGCCCACCGGCGACGGCTCGAACGCTCGCACCGACGGCACCCAGCGTGATTTCACCGAAACCATGCTGAAAGCCGCCATGCAGGCTGCCTACACCTCGGGCGGCAACCCGTCGATCCTGATGGTTGGCCCGTTCAACAAGACCCAAGTTTCGGGTTTTGCTGGCATCGCCGCACAGCGCTACATGGCGCCGTCGGATGGCCCCACCACCATCATTGGCGCGGCCGACGTTTACCTGTCGGATTTCGGCACCCTGACCGTTGTGCCTAACCGCTTCCAGCGTGAGCGCGACGCGTTCCTGCTTGACCCCGAATACGCGGCGGTTGCCTACCTGCGTCCGATCCAGAAAGTGGATCTGGCGAAAACCGGCGACGCAACCAAGGCGATGATGCTGGTGGAAGCCGGCCTCGAGGTTGGCACCGAGAAGGCCCACGGCGGCATCTTCGACCTGACCACGTCGTAATGACGAGCGGGGCGGCTTCGGCCGCCCCAATCACTTTCGGAGGGGACTATGAAAAAGCGCCTATTCAGCCAAGACGCCCAGCAGGGCATCACGAAATACTGGCACGTCAAGGACAACGGGGAATACGTCATCGAGACGGTGCAAGAGATCGAGAAGATCGCCGACGCAAACAAGCGCGCGGCCAACGACACGCCCGACAAGTGGGGCGATGTCAACAAGGTGGCATCTATCCCGCTTTCAGTGTATTATGAGCTGAAACGTCAGGGGATTGCCGACGATCCGGCCGCCATGAAGAAATGGCTGAACGACCCCGACAACAGAGTGTTTAGGACAAGGGCAGGTCGGCTGTGAGCATCACCACCTACACAGAGCTAAAGTCGGCCGTCGCTGACTTTCTCAACAGACAAGACCTTGCGTCGGCAATCCCGACGTTTATTTCGTTGGCGGAGAGCAGCTTCAACCGCGACATCCGCCACTGGCGCATGGATGTGCGCACCAGCATCACGCTTGACGCGCAGTTCGTTGACCTGCCATCCGGCTGGCTTGAGACCGTGAAGATCGTAAACGCGACTGGCGAGGGACCGCAGGAGCTGGAGCTGATCCCGCTGGCTGAGATGGACGAGCGCCGCTTTGCGTCGAATAACACTGCCGGCGCACCGCGCTTCTACGCTATCAACGGCGGTAAGATTGAGCTGTATCCGACGCCGTCCGAGGCGTTCACGGCCAGCATCACATACGTGCAGAAGCCGACGGCGCTGTCTACATCTAACGCCTCAAACTGGCTGCTTGAGAACTTCCCAGACGTGTATCTGTATGGCTCTCTGGCGCACTCTGCGCCTTACCTGCAGGAAGATAGCCGCCTCGGCGTGTGGGCCGCCCTGTATCAGCAGGCGCTGTCTGCGATCAATCTTGATAGCGACAGAGCCAAATATAGCGGCACAGGGCTTCGCATGAAGTTGCGCGCCTTTTAATGCAAACGCGCTTAGGATATAATGGCGCAAACTAGAGGACACGACAATGAGTAACCCATTCCGCGGCATCGGTGAAAACCTGCTTGGTTTTCCGGCAGACATGGTCCCCGTGACGCCAAACGACAGCGCTGATAACTTGGGAACAGATCCAGCCAACGGCAAGAGCAACATTGCTATGGGCCTGTATATCGAGACCGGCGGCGACATCGTGATAACGACCCTGCGCGGCAACGACAGGACGGTATCTGTTGCGTCTAATTTTGTTTTAACCTGCGGCGTCAAGCGCGTTAAGGCCACAGGCACCACTGCCAGCGGCATCTTTGCACTGGTGACATAATGCTTCAGCGCAGCCTCGGGATACAGATACAACGCAGCTTTCGCCGATACAGGTCGGCGGTTTATAGCTGGATCTTGACGGCTGGGCTTTGGGATGACCTTGGTTTCTGGCGCGACACTGCATATTGGAATGACGGAGAATAACGATGGCAACGACTATTTCCAACGGCGAGAGCGGCAGCAGCGTCCGTGCTAAGCTAAACGACATTTGGGACGGCCTTGAGCTAAACGAGATCGCCGCTTCCATTGCCGACACTGCCGTTGACGTATTTGTTTACGACACCCGCAAGGACAGCGATGGCGGTGCATGGCGTAAGCGCACACAGCATACTAGCTGGTATAACGAAACCTTGAACACTGCCACCCGTGGTTCTCGTAAGGAGTTCCCTGCTGTTGCTGTGATTGTGGCTGAGAGTAATCAGGTTACGATCTACGATGGTGATGATCCTGATCTGCCTATGTGGATGGTGTTTAACTCTGCGTCTAACTACTTTTTAAACCAACCTACTGTTTCAGCGGTTACTATGCTTAACGGTAAACTTGCAGTTACAGATACAGCGTCTAATAACACATCACTTGCTATTGGTGATTTTGTTTCTGAGTTTTGTCAGATCATCAGATCGAACTACGATGGGGATGCTACTGGTTTAGTAAATAGAAACCAATCTTTCTGGAGTAGTGATAAAGGCAACACACGCATCGTAAGCAATGTAGTCAACGATGTAGCCATGACCGTGCTACCCAACGCCCCGATTGACCCTGCGACTGGGCTTCCTGTGCCTACGATTGCAGTGGCAACGGATGGTGGCGTGAGTGTGATTACTGACAGCGGTGCTGTGTATGATAGTGCGTCTACGCTTGGCTTTCAGGACGTAGCTTTTGACGTAGAAAACACACTATTTTATATGCGTAATGCTTCTGTGTATAGTTTGGGTATGGCCCTAGATGGCGATTATACCGCAGGTGATGGCTTTGGTGACTTGATAGCATCATCAAGTGTTGGCGGCATTGATTTTCAACTTTTAGGAGCAAGGCAGCAAGTAACCACTGCATTTCAAAACGGAATTGTAGCAACAGGTGGTTATGATTCGGGAGACCTCGTTCTTGGGGTTCATAAAATAAACAAATCAAGTCCTTCTGATGTTTTGTCTGCCGGTATCACCTCCACCTACAACACAGGCTGGATGAACGGCGACATCAAGGGTGCCTTCCTGTCCGATACCGATGACACCGATCTGGTTGGTGCAGAGTTGGTGACGAATGGTGACTTTGCGACAAACAGCGACTGGAGTTTACCTACAGGATTTAGCATTAGTGGCGGCGAACTATTAGTTTCTGGGGCTACGGCTTATATCAAAGCAACTCAAAATATTTCAACTGAGGTAGGTAAAACATACGTCTACACTTTAGATGTAACTTCAACTACTACCCTTGCAGGATTGTGGCGAATGTACGTTCAATCTGTTTCAGGTGGGACAAATACTACTATAACTTACACACAACTTGAAGGCGTAGGAACTTATACAGCAACATTTACAGCTACTACAACCACAACAGACGTTAGTGTTTATTGTTATTCTGGCACTAATAATGGTTCCTTTGATAA